ACGGGCGCCGCGGATCGCCAGGTCAGACGGCGCCAGCACAAAGTTGCTGGGGCGGGAATACAGGTTCCAGATAATGAGCAGAAGCAGACCGATGATCACAGCCTGGACGACAGTCTTCACCTTGATGGGCATTTACTTTTGACAAAGGTTTTTTATTCCAAGGTGGAGCCTTGTCCTCCCTCGCCCGCGTTAAAGATGTGACTTTCCTTTCTCTAAAGGTCCTAGAGGATGCTGTCCATAGACTCTGACCAGACGCCTACCCTGAACCTGAACGACGACGAGACGGCCCTGATGGATGAGATTTCTTTCCAACCGGCCGAGCGGCGTATTCCGATCAAAGCCCGCCCCGCGCGCCCCCTGCCGCGGTTCCAGCCGCGTCAGGCGCCGCCGCCCGAGGACGAAGAGATGGGCCTGGCTGATTTCGGCAACCCCGAGAAGCGCTTCGCACAGGCTGCCGCCCCTGCCGAGGAGTGGGACGGTGCCGAGGAGGGTGAGGAGTACGAGCAGCAGCAGCCCCAGATGATGGGTGGTGGAAATGACGGGCCGTCCTCTGGATACAAGACGATCGAGGACGAGAAGGCGGACCTGCTGAACAAGATTAGCCGCCTGATCAAGAAGGGTGTTCAGGGCAACGCTCGCCTGAATTCGTACAGCTCGATCGAAGAGATCCGGACCGAGTACAAGCGCATGACGTACGCCATCGAGGTCGAGCGCTCCATCAAGTTTCAGAAGCGTATGCTGATTGCGACCGTCACGGGCCTCGAGTTCCTGAACAAGAAGTTCGACCCTTTCGATCTGCAGCTCGATGGTTGGTCCGAGAATATGATGGAGAATTCCGACGACTACGATGGCGTCTTTGAGGATCTCTACAACAAATACAAGAACAAGATCGAGGTTGCACCCGAGGTCAAGCTGATCATGATGGTTGGCGGCTCAGCGATGATGTTCCATCTGACAAACTCGATGTTCAAGTCGGCTGTGAATGTGACGAGCGTGATGCAGCAGAACCCAGACCTGGCACGGAATATGGTCGAGGCGGTCCAGCGTGCTCAGGCCGGGGGACCCGCGGGTCCTCCACCTCCCACGGGGCTGCGCCGCGACATGCAAGGTCCGGGCATCGACTTTGGGTCGTTGATGGGCATGATGGGCCCGCCGCAGCCCACCGTGCAGGTCCGCGAGTCTGATGAGCTGTCCGACATTGTGAGCGAGGCTGCGGATGGTGACGTGCGCGAGGTGCAGGTCAGCACGAAGGGGAAGGGGGGCCGCAAGCCCAAGTCGAACAAGAAAGAAATCTCAATCTAAATTAAATGAACTTGAACCCAGCACCGTTTGGGCTGGACGAACTCACAGCGGCGCTCCCACCGTCAGCGGTGCGGGCACCGATAAAGGCGGTGACGGGCCCTGACAGGACCGAGTGCAACTACCTTGTGATGTTCTTTGTACTGGGGGTGTTCCTGCTCGCTTTTATGGACTCCGTGTAATCAATTGGGCGCGAAGCGGCCAATTAATTGACCGTCACAAAAGGCATTTGCCCTGCCCAACCACCTCCTCCTTCGCCTTCTTTTCTTCACCCGCCACGACAATACCGAGTTCCCTATAGGTCCCAAGGCGCTTGCGCCACATGGAGTACAGGACCGACCACGAATCAACAACGTCCCAAATCACTGGACGTGAAGCACCCCTGAGGATTCTTCCGATCGCCTGCTTCACGTCTGAATGAGGAGTCACGAGAAATACAGTGTCGAGCGTAGGGATGTCCAGACCCTCCTGGGCCAGACTGAACGTGCCGACGACCACGCGCGCCTTTGACGCCGCTTCGAGCGCATCTTGCTTCATCCCGCCTATGTAGAGGGCCGAGCCCTCGAGGTTGTCCCGGAGCCACGTGGCGTGCTCGCGGCGATCCGTCAGCACGAGGATATGGCGACCCGGACTTTTCTGGATCAGATCTTTGATCAGAGCGTTTCTTTCCGGTATGCGGGTAAGGACGTTAATGACTTCAGCAAAGTTCAACTTTCCGAAATTCGTGACGGGCGGGGCCTCGAGGAACGCCTCGCACGTGAAGGGGACCCTGTGGACCGTGACATTTTCCTGATCTCGGCGCTGCAGGCGAAAAAACTCGGGGCCCATGAACCAGTACAGCAGGCGCGTCAGACCATCCTTGCGTTCTGGGGTTGCCGTGAGACCGAGCGTGTACTTGGGCCTGAAGAGGAACATGGTCTGTGAAAAGGCCTGTGCGGCGATGTGATGCGCCTCGTCTACTATGACCGTGCCGATGCTCTTGAACGCGTCAGCCGGCCAGGGCCGCACGCACAGGGTCTGGATCATGGCAATCACGAAATCCTTGCCCTCGACCTCGAACGTGTCCTGCTGGATGCGGCCGATCGTAGAGCCTGGGCAAAACTGACCGATACGCTCGATCCACTGATCGGCCAAAAAGCCCTTGTGGACGATGATCATGGTTCGTCGTTTGAATCGGGCCGCGAGCGCCAAGGCGCAAACAGTTTTCCCGAGCCCCACATCGAGTGACAGGACTCCTCCACCCGCTTCGACTCCTCGGGATATAGCCTCGTTTTGGTGAGGTCGTAGAGTTCCCACGAAATCAATGCGAGCAGGAGCCCCGGGGGAGCTCGCGGCGGCTCGGGCATCGGGGGTGACTGCGTCGCAAAATGGCGGGACTCGTATCGTCCCGGCCTTGGTGCCGTCCTGCCGTACCCGAAAGGACGGTGGGCGTATACCCAACGCATTCTCTGCTGGTCTAACAGTCAGGTTCTTTTTTATTTCTTTTGTTGACGGCACCTCCATACCTTAATAGCGAACTTACGTTTTAACAGTGGCGAGGACCCAGTGCGTCCGGCCCTCCCACATCTTCTTCACGATTGTAACCTGGACGATTTCGTCAGCCCCGAGCTCTTGCACGGGCCGGATGCCGTCCACCTTACACCCCATGACGCGTCCGTACCGGAAGGGTACTTTCACGTTTCTAAATTCCCCGTTGATTTCGAGGTCTATGTATTTTCGGCCCCCGCGGTCATACCATGGATTCACCACTCGGGCCTGCATATATCAGACGGGCCATCTTTTCCTTAAACTCATTCTCTTCACCCTTGGTGGCCCCCGTACCAAGTGCATCTGCACCCGACCGCAGGGCCTCGATCTCGAGGCGGCTCAGGGTCACGGCCCCGAACTCGAAATCCTCGAACGCCTCCCACGTCACGGGGACGATGGGGCGAACGAGGTCGGCCACGAGCCCCGCGAGATCTCGAATCTCCTTTTGAGCGTGAGAGTCCAGCCGCAGCTTCAGAAAATGAAGGAGGTTATGAAGATTAATTTTCCAGTAAAACTCTGTGTATGTGCTTTGGGGTAGGTGGGTCCGGGCGAGTTCGCGGCTGCAGCCCTTGCGGAGGAGCTCCTCGTACGTATGAAACGCCAGGTCACAGCTGGCCTTTTGCTTCAAAAGGAGAAACTCGTCACCCTCCAGAATCGCCCCACTGCACTGCTTGTTGGTCCTGGCCTGCTCACGAAGGTTCTCGGGGAGAAAGTAACCCGTGTCGATCACAGAGTACCGGGCCGACATCTCGTTCACGGACGCGGTACGGTGGCGGAGCCACTGGCGGGCCACGAAAATGGGCGCGCGTATATGAAACTTGAACTCGACCATTTCAAAGGGGGTGGTGTGGCGGTGACGCATAAGGTACCGGATGAGTCCACGGTCGTCACTCGGGGTCTTGGTTCCCGAAGCGTAGGATACTCGAGCGGCCTGAACCACATCATCATCACCGCCCATGTGAGAAACCAACCGTGCAAAACCATCAGCCATTGAAAATTTATAGAACGCACTTTTTATATGTTAAAATCAGCCTTGAGTTCGGCCAAGTCTTTGTAGTACCGTGCGAGGTCCTTGTTGAACCGGGCGTCCTGCTTCGCGCCCGTTTTGAACAGATACGCGAGGTTCGCCTTTGAGTACTTGGTGCGCTTCTGATTCTCGGTGGGCTTGCGGGCCGTGAGCTTCTTCTCCTTTTTGGGAGGGTCGTCCGCCTTGGGCGCACCGGTCCGATTGATGTACGAGAGGGCCTGCATGACGGTGTCAGCCAGATCATCCTTTTTCTTGTGCTTGTCAAAGTAGGCGACCCACTCGGGGTTGGTGTCTAAGATGAACTTGCGGGCGCGCTCGACGCTCGCCGCTTTGCGTGCCGCGTACTTGGTCTTGCCCGGGCCCGCGATGTCGGGAACCTTGAAGCGTGCGTCCCATACGATCACCTCCCGCGTCTCA